TAGCTAAGTAGTTTCGATAAGCTGTGCTATCTAATGTAACACCTCCTATTCCAACATTATTTGCATTAAAGTTAGAAAAAGGTATTCTAGGATTATTAGGAGCACCTGCTAACTGACTAAAATCTAAAGAACGATTACCACGAAGCGCGTTAAAATCATTTTGATTAGCTTGATACTGATAAGGCAACCTATTTACTATTTGATTTACAGTAGAGTTATCTACATTTTCTGTATTCAAACCAAATAAAATTTCTTTCGCTAACTCGCCTTCAACATTATTATTTTTATTTATAAAATTATTTTTTTTAATTTTTTTATCGTTTTTAATACTTTCTATATCAAGAGAAACATTCTCTTCTTTATTACCATCACCAATAGTAATCATGTCTTTAAGATCATTTATAAATCCTGATGGAGCATTTGCTAAATCTCTATACACTTTACTATTTGTTATTCCTGTTTTATCTCCTACAAGACTAGCTCCTGATTTAACTTTTCCACCCATTTTATTTAATACACCTAAAATAGATTTAGCCATACCAACACCAGGAATAAGATTAGATGCGGCGCCTACTAAATTTTGAATACCAGATGTTATAGGAAACCTTTCTTTGTAAGCTTCCGCACCACCTGCATTTCCTATAGTTTTATTATCAGAGCCTGCACTAATTTGATTTCCTTTTCTGTCTGTAAATGTAAAATTAGAAGGATCAAAAGTTTGCCCTGTTTTAAGAGCTTGCATTCTCATTTGATATTCGTTGCGATTATCTCCAGCTATTTGATTATTTTGATATTTGTCTTTATTGGCTATTAAATTTTCAATAGCTTTATTTGATTCATTTACTGATTGAGATTGAGGAGAATTAGGTTGTGAGGAACCTGAAGAGGTATGTGTTGATTTCTTTTTACCTGATAGAAAACTAAAGATACCCATTATGATACCATTTGTTGTGGTTTTTTATTACCCATTAAAGAAGCTATGCCCCCTTGATTTGCAAAGAAAGGAAGACCTACACCTTCTAATTGACTTATTGTTTCTGGATCTAATCCTGGTTGACGATTTGAAGGAGAAGGAATAGGGTCAATGACCGCGGCCATATTAAAGTTTGCATCTGGTTGTGGAACATCTAAAGTAGGTGATCCTACAATGTCTACTGGAATATCTTCTTGAATAACTTCCTCTTCAATAGAAGAATCTTCAGGAGCATCTAATAAAAATTCTATAGGTTCTTCTGCATTTTCATCTGTAGGTGCATTTTTTATAACGTCTTCATAAAAAAGATCAAACCCTTCTTTGTACTGAAGTAACCCTTCTTTTGCATCATCGGTTGCATTGGCAATTGACTCATTAAGATTATTACGTGTTAAATCAAGTAAACGAATACCTGCGCTATATCGTTGAAAATAAGATAAACTTGTATCTAAAGTATCAAATAAAATTTTTGTATTAGCAGGATTACTTAAAGCTCTTGCTATTCCTCTAGCACTTAGTGTAGGTACTAAGCCCATGCCACCTGCCATACCTATATCACCAACACTTAAAACACCAAAATAATTACCTATAATAGATCCAATACCACCAAACACAGCAGCTCTTTGAATATATTGATTTACATCAGGAACTTTTATACTTTTATGTTGAGACATAAAATCAAGTAACTGTCTAAATTGATTTCCATCAATTACAGAAGCGCCTTCTTTGTTTAAAATATTTAGTGCATGTAATAAACTTTCTTCTCTTACAGGTATTGTAGATCCTTTACTGGCTACTTGAGAAGATCTAAAACCAAGAGCTTTAAGTAAAGCGTCTGGATCAATGTTTAAAAAATTTGAAGTTGTTTCAAATTCATTTTTTCCTTTACCTACTTTAAAAGATTTTTCTATTGCCTCATCTATATACGCTCTAACAAAGGATCCAAAAGCCTGATCATTTTCTCCTAATAATTTATATAAATCATCAATTCCTTCTTTAGATTGAGTCTTTAAAATATCTCTAATAAATTCATCATAATATTTTTTTCCCTCTGTAGTTAACTTTGTGTCAAATATATTATTTTTAAATGCATCAAATTTTCCTGCGAAAGCTCTTTCAAAAAGAGGTTTACCTTCAAACCATTTTCCTCCTTCTTCCCATCCATTTTTATACATGTTGGTAGCAATTTTGTATTGTGATAAAATTTGATCAGCTAAATCAGCATCTATTTTGGATAAATCTAAATTACCAAAACTATTATTAATAGAATTTTTTATATCAATTAATTCTTTAACAGAGGCTCCTCCCTCTGTAGCATAACTTCTTTTTTGTGCTTTTTTAATAGTGTTTGTAATGTAATCTCTTAATGTTTTAACATCTAAAAACTTTTTAGCACCAAACTTATCCACTATATTTAAAGCCACTTTATATGCTTCACTCCATCCTGGATCGTTAGGGCTTAATTGACCTTTTCCTCCCTGTTGAGCATCACTAATAATTCTTCTTGCGACGTCTAATACATAAGGAACATCTTTAGCATCAGGATTTGTATTTCTTAATGGAACTATGTTAATGTCAAAATCATATACTTTTTTTCCGTTTATTTTTCCTGTCGCTAAATCTAAAAATTTATTATATTGAGCGCCTACTTTTGTCCGAAAATTTTTATAAGTAGCGGTAGCTAGTTCTGTAATAGTTTTTCCTAATTGACTTTGAGTCTGGCCTGTAGGAGCAAGAGCGTATAGAGTATCATCAAATGCTGACTCCAATTGAGCACCTCTTTTTTTTACAAATTTTCCAACTGGTCCCGATACCAACGGAAACATGCCTCCAATTCGTAAAAACGTTTTAGCAAACCCCGAAGCTACATCTATAGGAGCAAAATCAATACCAAATTTGTCGGCTATTTTTTTTAATCCTTCGGCTCCCTTTTTTCCTGTCATTAAAATTCTTTTAAAAAGAAAAGGAATAGATCCTATTCCTACGCCAAAAGCTTCAAAGGATAAATTTCTTTTAAGATCTTGAGGAACTTTTTCCCATATTTCTTCTATAGTTTCTTCTTCCCCTGTAATAAATCCTTTAACACGGTCATACAATTGCTCCATTGCTGTTGCGCCTAAAGTTCCACCTCCTATGGCATATAGCACTGTGCCTACAGGATTCTTTTTAAAAGTAGTTTTTAATGCATTAGCTGCTAATTTTCTAACTCCTTCATATCCTCCTAACGCTCCTACTATAGAAGCTGTATCTCTTGATTGAAGAGCACGCATAAAGTTTTCTCCAAAGTCAGTTTTTTTCTGTCTGTAAACTTCTTCATTACCACCTAATGTTTGAAAAACAAATTTGTCAAAAAAATCCATTTTATCTGGATCAACTAATTCATAGTCTTCTAAAAATTCAGAATCACCAATAAATTTTTTTTTATCCGTAAAACGTTCTATGTCAAACATTCCAGGAATAGGAGTTTGTGTTTCTTCTTCAGGACCTTCTATATCATCAAAAATATTAACAGGGATATTTGATTCTATATCATCAAAAATATTAATTTCATCAGCCATGTTACTGAGAGGATTTCCATTCTTTATATTTCTTGATTACCAGTTCAGGATCTTTACCATTCATAATTGCGGTGATAGCATTCATAATTTGTGGATCCGTGTCTATCATATCTATCATCTCTTTAGGTAAAGAACTTTTAATTATCTCTAATTTCATATCTTCACTTTTGATGTCTTTTGGTTTAATATTGTAAAACTGAGGAGTCTCAAATTTTTTCTCTGAGTTACCTGTTTGTCGGTAAAAAGAATTAATATCATTAACTAAAGTTTTACGAATCTGTTTAATAGAGTCCATTGTTCTCTTAGCATTCCCTGCATAAATATTTAAAATATCTTTTTTATCATTTTTCTCTTTATTTGTTATAGATCTAAACGATCCTTGTTTCTCAACACTTGCAAGTTTAGAGGCAATAGAATCTTGTAGACCAGCAATTTGATCTATTACAGGGCTGTCAAGAAATTTAATTTCAGGTAAATCTACTCCTAAAAGACTATTAAATATTTGATCTAAAGATAAATAACCACTTTTTCCGTAACTTGCTGCTCCACCTATAATACCAAAATATTGAGGATAGTTTAAAGCAACTTCATATAATTGATCCAAAAGTTTTATAGCTTCTTCTCCTTGATTTGCTTTTTGAATTAATATGTTTTCATTAGATGAACCCTCTTTTATATTAACTGTTTGTGACTCCACATCAACCAACCCATCATTTTTAGTTGGAATATTTTCAAAATCAATGTTTTGTGCTATTTCAATTTCGTTAGAATTTTCTCCTCCTATTGGTGTTCCTGTATTTCTTTTTTTAATTAAACCACCTTTAGCTTGAGGTTGAGGTTGAACATTAGTAATATTAGTTTCAAGATTGAGCCCACCTACTTTGTCAAATTTCCAATATTTTTTAAATGCATTATCCGCATCAGCAAATTTTTCTAAGAATTTATTGTAATTATTAATACCTTCTTCACTGCTAATATCTATAACAGCCGTTTGTGTTGTTACCTCACCATCAACTACAGTTGGGTAACTTACTACGTATTCAATTTTATCTTTTGCTTTTGGTGTACTGAATTCATATTCACCGTTAGGTTTTTTGTAAACAAGAGTATTCTCTGCAATACCATCTAAGTTAAGGTTAAGATCTGTAAATACGGTATCTTCAGATTGTCCTATTGTACCAATGTATACCGATGATTCCTTTTTATCTTTTGGCTCATTAAATTTATTTAAAGAACCATTAGCACTAAATTGAAAAGTTGTTCCTGTTATAGGATATGCTGCATTAAATTCATCTATAGTCATGCCTAATAGAGTAGCAGTTAATAAATCTTTTTCTGCATTACCTGTTTTAACTAATGTATTTGTGGCTTTTGCTCCCGCAGCTTTAGCCGCTGTATCGGCTGCAATAGCTGATGATAGTGCTCCTGATTTAAGTTGCATCTCTAAAGCTTTTTCTTTTGCATCTTGTGTATTTACTCTTTTTTGTGTTGAATCTAAAAACATGCTTCCCGCTTGACTTGGATCTATGTCTCCTCTTCCATAAGCTAAAGCTAGTTTAGAAATATCCATAAGGGTATTAGCTTTGTTTCTTTCAGGATCATTGTATCCTTGCATTAATTCCATATATAAAGGAAGATAATCTTCTTTGTAAGAAGTAGCTAAATTACCTTTATTAAAATGTTGTATTGGTTGAACTGGTCCACCATTAGCATAACCCATCATTCCTGGTGCCATTCTTTCAAATTGTAAATTCTGCATAATACGATCATCAATGTTATCACTTGCTGATAATGACTCTGTATTTAAATTTTGATTAGGAAAAGAACTCATATATCCACCGTTAGCGACGCCTACAGGTTGTGGAGGCATATTCATCGCCATCATTTCTTCCGCATCTTGTTGTGTTGGTGCAATAGAAGACATTTCTTGCCCTTCTTCTATTTGACCAATACCAGTGTTAGCGCTATCTTGATCAAGCATTTGCATAACAGGTTGAACTAAAGTTAAAACACTGTCAGGTGTTTCTTCCGCATCTTTTTCTCCAACGTAAGAAGCTAACTCTTGCCTTCTATCAGCTTCACTTAAATCATCACCTCTAATAGAGCGCATTAACTCATCGTAAGTGTTAGTATCATCAATTTCATTTTTGGCTCTTTCGCCTTCTTCTAACATGGCCATAGCTTCTGCTTCTCCGCCTCCGCCACTAAAACCATCCATAATACCAACGTTCTCTGTATTAACTTGTTCTTCTACTATTTCACCTTGAGGAGGTGAACCTTCTGCTCTTGCAGATGGAACAGTAAGTTCTACAAGTTTTCTATAATCATCACTTTCAGTATTAATTATTCTTTCCATAACAGAGGAAGGATAAGCTACATTAGGATACAACAAATTAAATTCATATTCATTTAATTCATAAGCACTTCCTTCTCCGTATTGATCAGTAGGTTTATCAAGAAAATCATTTATACCTTGTACAACCTTACTATTTTTTATTCTTTCAAATAAACTTGGCGCATTAATGCCTTCATTATTAGCTATAGTAATTCCCTCTTGTCTTTCGCCTCCCATAGGAGTGCCATCTTGACGGCGAACCACGGGCATCGGTCGTTGAAACATTGATCTATTCATGACTGCCATTATACTACTCCTAATTTTTTAAGGCCTGCTAAACCTGTTAAGGCCCCTATGCCTGTTCCTATACCAGCTTGCATTGGGCTTGGTCCGCCATATCCTTGAGCTGTGTTAAAGACAGCCGAAGAGGACGGTGCACCTTGCATAATATCACCGTAGAAAGCTAGTTGTTGATACGGTTGCATAATACCTTGTAATAAATTTTGTCTTTTCATGTCTTCTTGTTGTTGAGCGAATTGTTGTTGCATTCCACCTGAAGCAAGTAATGATTGAATATCTTGGCCTGCTAATCCTTGAGCTTGCGCACCTAGTTGAGCTTGTTGAGCTCCTAAACCTGCAATACCTAAACCAGCCATTCTTTGTCTTTCCATTTCACCTTGATAACCTTGCATGGCTTGACCATAATTTTGTGCATTAAGAGTTGCTAAAGCTTGCGCTCTTGCGTCTTGTTGTTGTCCTGCAAGTTCTGCTTGTTGAACCCCGTAACGCGAACCACCGAACACGCCACCTCTTACAGCATCTCCAGCTAATTGATTTGATTGTTGAGCCCCTCTTTTATCAAGCTCCGTCATTGTTGCATCAATAACTTGCTGTTGAAAAGGATTCATGTAAGCGTCTAATTGAGATTGCGTTGGCGCTCCCGTAATACCACTTAATAAATTTTGTCCTTGTGTTGTGTAATCTTTAGCTGCATCTAAGTAAGGTTGATAAGCACCAATGCCCTGTTGCGCTAAACTAAAAGCTTGTTTTTGTTCAGGAGTAAGTCCAGCTAAAACATAATCAGGAAGAGTATACCCTTTTTCTGTTAAGGCTTTAGCGGTATCTATTAAACCAAGTTTACGAGCCTCAATATCTGGCGCTTCTCTTTGTATTTGTGTTGCTGTTGACATTATGCGACTCCTCTTGATTGTTCAGAGAGTGTACCACCTTTTTCTAAATTTTTCATCATTTGATACATTCTTTTTGCTCCTTCTCTTCTATTACCTCCACCTGCATTATTAACTGCTTTGGCGGTAAACACGAATTCTCCATCACTTAACATTGCAGGTATATCATCACTTGTTCCTGTTCCAGGCCCCTCTATTTCTCCGTTCTTACGCGGAAAATATTTTTTTGATCCATCGGCTAAATTAATGATACCACCCTCTGCTGAGTAACGAACAAAATCATCTGTTAATTCTTCGATAGGTACACCAAATTGATCTTGCATGTCAGTGTAGTAATAAGGTTTAACACCTTGTCCTGATAATTGAAACTCTTGTGGATCATTATAGTAAAGGGGATTTAATGCATTAGGGTCGCCAGGTTCAAAGTTTGCTAATTGATTTTTTGCATCCATATAAGAAAGTCCTCCAAGACCTGCTCCTACTAATAAATTTGATTTACTAAAGACATCTCCTACACCAAGTTTATTACTGCCTGATAAATATTGTAATCTCTTGTATGCATCTACATTTTCTTTTGTGGGATTATTAATTGCTAATTCTTTTGCTTCAATTAATTGATTTTTAAGATTAACTTTATCTGCATTACCGCTTACGTTAGCAAATTTATCTATCATGTTTTGAGCGCCTTTAATAACATTAAAATCATCTCCCATAGCAAATTTACCACCAGGTAAACCTTTACCAGCGAAACCTTTAAGAGGGCCATATGCTCCTGCGATGGATCCAATACCATAACCCATTAATGCTGTTTTAAGAGCCTTGTCTGCTTTTTGTCCTGATATAAGGCCACCAATACCAGCGCCAATACCAGCGCCTGCAGCACCACCAATCATAAAACCAAGACCACCACCTACAATAGGGGCTATCTTTTTTACTGCTTTTTTTACCGATTTAAATGTTTTATTTAAGAAACCACCAATACCTAATTGGGGGATATCCTCAATAAATTGTTCGTCAAATTCCATCATGCATAATCCTTCATAGCAACTAGTTTTTCGTTGAAAAGCAAGATGGCGAGGCTTGGAGAAATGCGCCTATTTTATTCTATATTTATAGGTGTTTTTATTGTAATGTGCAATGAGAAATTAGACATGGATATAGATATTAAGAAAGTTCCTATGGTTCGTCTCACGTGGCGCGATGCACGGGACACGGAAACTGGATGGTTAGACATAAAAGATGTGATAAATGCTCCGTTAGCCGTGTGTCAAGAAGTAGGGTGGATGATACATAATAATGATGAAAAAATAATTATTATGCGCTCTTATAGTAAAGATAAAGACGACATATCTGGTGGTGGTGCTATTGCTATACCTAAAGGTTGGGTGACAAAAATAGAATATTTATCTGTTGACTACTCAGAACAAAAATAAGTTGTCAAGAAAACAATTATAAAAAGATTACTTGATAATTATGATAGACGTGTTTAAATTAGATCTCACCCCAAAATTACAAATCAGGAGATATTATGGATAATCAAGAAGTATTGAAAGCTATAGCTGTCCTCGCAGATAAGGTGAGTCGCTATCATGAACGTTTATTAGCAGTAGAAAGAGATCACAAGAAACACGTTGATGGGTGTTCATGTCAATCTAAACCTCCTAGTATGGGTAGACCTTTAACAGAAGATGAACGAATTTTTGTACAAGAAAACATGGCAAAACATAAGGCGGCAGCAAATGGACAATAATTGCCCAGCTTGTGGTTGTGATTTAGATAAATGTATTTGTGATGATTTCTGTGAAAATTGCGGAGCTTAGGGATTTTTAGTTTTTCCAAATACATCAGGTAACTTCGTCACTTTAATTTGAACATTAGTTTCTACATCATCAGATGTAGTAGCTGTGTTTGGATTAGCAATATCTAGTTTAGCTTCATCCTCTGATTCGTAATCAGCCCCTGTACTTTTATTTTTTACCTCAACGTGAACTTCTGGTTGTATAATAGGAATTTCTTGTCCTTCTATTACTTGCTTACCTATTTCTTTTGAGTCTTGTACTTTCTTAAATGCCATTAATTTATCTCCATTAAGCTTACTAATATTTTTACTGCACCTGTTAGTTTTATTGCATCAGCTTGTTCTAATACAATAGGTTGTGTTAACACTTCGCTTTCTGCACCGTCAGCTAAACTTTCTTTGAACAACTCTATTTCTAAATTACTGTTACTACTATCTAATACAGCTACTGTTGTTACAACAGCTCCGCCTGACTGATTAGATAAACGAATACTTTTAACTAAAGCAGTTGTTGGTGGTACAGGAGGTTGCGAGTTTTGATTTGCTGTTGGAACAGTGTAAATAGTTCCTGTTGCACTACCTGATCTACTTATAAATAAATCAGCCAAGGAACCACGTCCTTGCTGTTGATTCGTCTTTTATATCCTGCTGATAACCAAAGTTTAATTGTTGCACTATCTGCTCTAACAACCTTGTTAATATATCAATTATAGTAGGTTGATACTCAGGTGTTGCTTGAGGAAATCTTGTTGTCGTAATCTTAGCCATTATCTGCCTCCATCTGGTTGTACATCTAATCGAAGTGTACCATATCTCCATTTATCACCAACAGCGTCACTGTCAATACGAACATTTGCTTGTCTTCCTCTACCTCGTAAATCAAATTTTTCTGTTGTAGGAACTACAGTTCTTACAACGGTTTGACTGTTTGTTGCATTCGGATATGTTTTAAATTTTAATGTTACATCAACAGATCCTGTAAGATCTTTAAAGTTTGGTATACCTCTTCCTATATGTAAGAAAGGTTGACCATCAGCAATATCAAAATCACCTGACTCAATAAATGCTGTAATAGGTAGTGTTACATTATCATCACCTGTTTCGTGTTGAAATAATGTTGTTGCTCCTGCTGTTAAACCGTTAATAACATTATTATTAGCAACTCCTGTTGTTGAATATTCTGTAGCATATGGTTTTTGATACACGCCATAATCTTGCCATGTTGTTCTAGCCAAGGATCCTGTTGACCAACAGTCTTCTAAATAGTTATAGGTAACATATCTGTCAATTTGTGTGGCATCATTAGAGGTATAGAACCACGTTACTTCATTAAACTCTGAGTTAACAGCAGCAAAAGTTTCTGGTTGGTTTGTAATACTAAAGTCTTCAAAAACATAATCTTGCACACTACAAGGCATTTTAGAAATAGCACCATCAAACTTATAAAAAGAATTCTGTGACATCCAAAAGGCTGTGCCGTTTACATCTACTGCTGAGTGTAAAGATACAGCTCCACAGTTTGCTCCTATTTGTGTTAAGTTAAATGTAAAAGGTGCACCAACAAATTGTAATGCATTTAAACTTGTATCTGTCCAAACTAATACAGCGTTACGTGATCGTACAGCCGTTATAATTTTTGATCCGTCTTGTATTCTAAAAGAACCTGCTGTGTTTGTTGCTGTTGGAACCCATGTGTTATAGTCTTCTTGCGAAGAAAAACGTAAGAATAAATCATCTTTAGATGTTGATGTTCCAATAACTGTTTCTGTTCCAAATAAAAACACATGTCTATCAGGCATTGATACTAAATTAAATCGTGAGATAGTAGGTGCACTTGATACTACTGCGGCAGGCGTTCCTACACCAACCGATGTATCCCATCTAAATGTTCCACCATTACTTACAGTAGCTAATAAGTCTTCACCAAAAGTGTCAAAAGACCAGTTACGTCCTTCGATAGTAACGTTAGACGTAGAACGAGCCGTGCCCCATGCTTCTTTACCCCACTGATAAGTACCCCAACCATAACCATATTGTGATACGGCTGTGCCTACAGATATTTGATAGGTTGCTGTTGCTGTCGCTGCAGATGCTCCTGTACTTGTTGCATTAGCTGCGGCTGTAATTGTATACGTATTGCTTGTTGGTATAGTAAGAATTTGATATTCGGCATTCATTGTCGCTGCAGGAATACCGTTAACAGGTCCTGACGTAGATGATATGGTAACAAAATCTCCTATACTTGCACCGTGACTTGGATCAGTAACGGTAACTGTTGGCGAATTATTAGTTGTACTAAATCCTGTAATTGATCCTGTAGCTCTAACAGGTGTAATGTCATAGGCTACACCCTCTGTATAAATATATAATTTTCTATCTGTTCCGATGGCCGTGTACCGTACACCGTTAAGATCTGTCCATGCGTGCATGTCTCGTGCAACACCGACCAAGGTTGTTGGAATTAATTTTAACCATCCACCAATCTTTTCTGGTAGACCGTATCGAAAACGTACAAAATCAGAATCAGTCCAACGTCCTGCTGCACCGTACTCTGTATCTTGTTTGTCTATCCCTGGGGCAAAAGCTATTTTAGTAAGAGGCATTATGCGATCCTTATAAATCTATATTTAATTTCACCAGCACCGCCGTCAGCACCAGAAGATTGAGGTTGTCCACCTCCACCTCCACCACCAGAACCTTGAGACCCTACTCCTGCTGCTGTTCCTGCAGGTCCACCAGAACCACCAGATACATTGCCAGCGTAAGAAGCCGCTCCAGCGCCACCAGTTTGTTGACAGTTATCGCCCCCACAATTTGCTCCCGTTACACCTGCAACGCCATCACCACCTTGATTAAAACTTCCAACTTCTCCTGTATTAAAACTTGTAATATTAATGCCATCAACAGTAGTTCCTGAAGATAAAGAAGATCCTAAAGTAGCTGTTCCTCCAGAACTTGGATTATTAGAACGAAGAGGACCTTGTACACCACCTCCTGAAGATGATCCACCAACTCCTCCACCTAAAGAAAATATTGCTCCAGTACTTGCACCTGTTAAACTTGTTAATCCTCCACTACCAGCAGTAGTGTTGTAAGGATTTCCTGCAGATTGTGGGCCTGCAGCCCCTACTATAGCAGTTAATTGTTCACCACCTATTACCGTATATACTTTATCTGATATATAAGCTCCTGATCCACCACCTGTTCCACCTGATTCTCCACCAGCTTTATCATACTCAGCTCCTACAACTCCACCAGCCCCACCACCAACTGCTTGTTGTATGTGAATAGCATTAGCATTGGCTGGAACATTAAAATTTGTTGTACCTGATCCTGCTATTGTAAAACTTCCTGGTGTATCAAATAAAGTAAAGACCGTTCGCCATGCACCGCCATCTTTGACGTAGGCATTGGTAATTGTTTTGTTAGTAAAGGATGTACCGTCTCTCACGTAGACTTGTGAGCCAGCACTAGAGCTTATCTCACGAAAAGTACCACCGTCTTTAACATAAATTGGCATAAGGCATTATGTATATTTGTACCAAATATCTCCATCGGATCCACCACTTGGTGCATTTGTACTTACAGTTCTGTTTCCATTAACATTTGTCCCTGCTGTTGTAGAAACAAAAGCTTGTACATCAGCGCCTGCTGCTGGAGTTCCTCCAATATCAAGATCTAAATTAGTTCTTGAAGTTGCTGCGGCGGCGACATCACTTAAATTGTTTGCTACTTGTAATACACCAGTAACTGCTGTACCTGAGAATTTATATTTGATAGATTCATAAGTTGGCATTTTACTTCTCCATTATCTTCCAACCATAAGACACACCTGAGTACACTAACCCAAAAGCTGCGTCTTCGGTTGCTACTGTTAAATCTGATGTTTGGTTATTTATTTTTAAACTGTTTCTTCCGACTGTTAAATTGTTTGTATCAAACGTACTAGCTACATCAACAAACCGTATCTCGTCTCCTGTCGCAGGAGCGGCAGGCAACGTAATAGTAACGGCCTGTGATGATGTATCGACAAATATTCTATCACCACTAAAAGCTGTGTAAGCGGCGTTCTTTGTAATCCATGTGCCACCTGATGTCTGGAGTTCAAACCAATTAGTACCATCAGTGGCCAAAAAGACACTTGTTGTAGGGTTAATAACATATGTATTACCCGAAGCGCCTATTCTAGCTGTAACTGTATAAGTCGAAGAAGCATTTCGTAAGAAGTACAATTTTTCTTTTGAAGTAAACTGTACTGTGTGATTAGCTCCCGCATTTGTAAAGATGATAGCAGCTTGTCTATTTTCGTTATCTGCTTGAGTAGCAGGGCCATTTGTATCTGTTAAGACTGTGGTAGTGCCAGATGATATATTTTTTGTATAAACACCTGCAATGGCTTGTTCAAGAGACTGAGAAAAATTGTTATTGGTTGTTGTGCCCCAAGCATTTGCCTGATCTCCAACCCCTATTAACTCTATTTGTAGTCTGCTTGAATATGTTGACATAATTTACCTAAGCTGCATCTTGCCATGTATTAGTAGCACTATCATCGACATTTGTCCAAGTATTTGTAGCACTATCATCAACGTTAGCAAACGGTGTATTGGCTGCATCGTCTACTGTTACCCATGCATAAACAGCAGCATCTCCGATAACCATATCCATAGAAAGTCCTGTAACGGAAACAATCGTATTGGAGTCAACGGTAACATTTCCAAGAGCGGTAGATATAATATTACCATTTGGAATAGCTGTAGCAGACGCATTAACTGTTGCTGTGCCGACAGCAGAATTAACAACTTGTCCTGTAACTTCTATTTTTCCTGTAGCAATGACTGTTGAGGTGCCTTGAGCAACATTCATTGCCTGACCAGTAACAGCTACTGGAGTCTGAGCATCTATGCTAACTGTGCCGAGACCCGTGGATACTGATTGACCTGTAACGGATAGAGAAGCTGTTCCTGAAACAGTTGAGTTTCCAAGGAACATATCCATGTCTGGTTCAGCAGACGCATCAATAGCAACTTGCCCTCCTGCACTTACCGCATAGGTTCCTAGTATTTGATTTAAGCCAAACCCTGTAACCGATACGGTTGGGTTAGCAATAACATTAATGGTCGGTGAGCCGAGAGCAGAGTTTATAGAAACACCAGACGGTGCTGCCACAGACGCTGTATTAAGAACAACTGTACCAACAGCCGATGTTAAAGATTGTCCTGTTATGTTTGGTTGTGCTCCAGCTTGAGCTACGGCTGTACCTAAAGTAGAATTTAAGGCAAGACCTGTAACAACCGCTACCGCATCTTGTTTACCAAGGGACGATATTGGACCTTCTGCAAATGCTAGGATCCCTAACGTCATGCGCTATCTCGCTGTTGTGGGAACGCCGTCCGAGGTTACAAAAGGATTTGAAGCGAAAGCCATGTAGAGGTACGTGCTACCTGATGCATTAGTATGACTAAAATCTTGTCTTAACTTAAAACCATTTGACAAAAAGTCTATTTTTTCACTACCAACAACTTCTGCAGCATCTGTGTTAGCTGTAATTAGTATGTTATCTACATTATATGTAGGTCTTTTATTATCAAATATGTACCAGTTTTTAGCTGCATTTGTACATTTAATTAGAATATAAGCTGGCTTGAATCCTGTATAAACAAACGTTCCATCTGCGCTACCATTACCAGTGTATGTTCCAATTTTACTATATCCTTGTATGGATCTAAATAAGTACGATATGTAATTTTGTCCGTTTTGATTTACTCCTCCCGCAGTACCAATTGTATAAACAGAAGATGTTGGAGCAGTATTACTAAAACTATTTGCGTCAGATGTACTTGCATCTGTAAAATTTAGTATCATTACTTTTGATAAGTTTGAACTATCAGCAGTAGCTCCTACAATCCATGCATGATTATCACTTAATCCTTTATTAAATATTATCTCTGGAGCTGCGCCTAAACCATGTCCAAGAGTTACACTTGAGCCAGTTCCTGTATATGTTACTATAGAAAACCCTGCTGTAGTATTAACTTGCACGCTTGAAGCGTGTGATCCATCATTATTTGTAACCGTTGTTCCACCATTGTCTTTCCACTGCCATGCTACATAAGTACTTCCATTTGCGTTAACTGAAGCATCGCCAGCATTAACCGAAAAACCATCACTATTTAAAGCACTTACAGGAGTTGCATATGCTGCAAGGTTTAAATTACTTGCAACTGCTACGTTGCCACTTAGTCCTAAAGATGAATTAACTATCATAGAAGCATTTGATCCACTTCTTCTTTTAATCCATAACCAATCTGGTTGTAGATTAGCATTACCGTCATTTGTAACAGAACGTGCGCTACCTGTTCCTGTATATAACTGTGTATGAAAATATACTGAAGGATCGTTGATTGTTGTATATACTGCCATGTTAACCTCCGTATGCTCCTAGGTTCTTAGTACATAACGCATAAAACCCTGATGGTACAGCGTATTCGAAATTTCCGTATCCATTAGCATCTGCATTTCCTGATGCTATAGTATAAGTAGGGTTACCAAAATTTATTTGCCATGTAGTATTGTCAGAACCATTTCTGCTAGCTGCTATACAAGGAACCCAAGTTTTTGTTGTGTCTATTGTAAAATCAGGATAACTCGCATTAAGTGTTGTTGAAGCATTGTTATTATTATACCAAGTGCCATTGTTGCCAACCCATACTTTACCACTATCTAAATCAACGGCTAATTGCGCAATGTTACCACTGTTAAAATTGCTAAAAACTGTAGTTGCTGTGCCAGTATCTAATTTTTGTAAAAGTGTATTACTGCCACCCAAATTAATTCTAATACCCTCTGAGGAACCATTTACATCCCCTGTATCATTAACTGAAACTAAAGCAAGATTAGAAACTTCTCCATTTCCTGTTTTTGTTGCCTTACCTTCTATGTACCATTTACCAGCGGAAAAAGAAAAAGTACCTCTACCAAACCTCCAACCATCAGAGGATGTTGTATACTCCAAGTTGCCTTTTGAAAAATCAGAACCTGAAATATTATTTCCTTCATCAACGTATATAGGATTTAAGGTACAGAAATTATTTTGACAAGTATCTGTTGTACTAGGATTTGTGCCTAATCCTCCTGAAGTAAAGTGATTACCATTACCAGAACTATCTGCACCAAAACCACTCGCATCAGCAGCAGTTCCTGTTCCTGCAAAATCTAATTTAAAACCATTGGTTCCATATGTAACTGAAGGACTTGTGTTAGGCACCCAAATACCATTAGCATTTGTTGAACCAAAAACAGTTGGTGCATATGATTGCCCTGCACACATAATATATTGTGCGAGATAAGTTGAATCAAGTCCGTTAGAACCAGACTGACCTATTTGATATGGAAATGTAGAGTTTATAAAAGTAACATGATTTTGTGCTGGATAGTTTGCATTTTGCCATTCTTGTAATTCGCCATTAACATATAATCTTATTCTATCTGCGGCTGTTGCTTGTGTGGTGTCACATCTTAAAACTATATGATACCAAGCAGAAGGATCTCTAAATACGCTATTTGTTATTTTTAAATAATCAGGAGAACCACCATTTGTGTAATCTCTCCATCTTAACTTTTGATCACTATCCATTCTAAAGTATCCATTAGAACCTCCACTTGCTTGATACACATAATGATATTCTTGTGCACTAGACCCGCTCATGTTTGATGGTTTTAACCAAAAACTAAGAGTCCAAGTTTTTCTTTGTGCATCTGTTGTGCTTGATGCTGTTCTAGATAATTGAGTCGCCATTAATCAAACCTTCCTGAAGTAGTTATTGCAAAACTTGATGTTAGTGAAAAAGCACGGTCCGCTGTTTGCCCTTGTGAATCTGTTGCACGAAGAGTAAAGTTATACGTTGTTGCGCTCGTAGACGATCCACCAAAATCACTTGTAGTTATAACACCCGTGCTTGCGTTTAGCGAACAATTTGCTTGACTTGCGTTTGTTAATACACTTGTTGTTTCTGAAAAGGTTACTGACTCACCAGACGCTGCTACCGTAGCTACGGTACCTGAAAAGTTTCCTGCAATAGTTCCAAGAGAACCAGAGTTTGTTGTCCAAACAGGATTATCTGATACGGTAAGTAAAGCTGTATTTGACCGAACAGCATTACCATCATTATTTTCTATTCGTAAAAAGTATGTGCCATCTGTCGGTAACGTCAGTGTTGCAACAATAACAGTAGCACTTGTAAAACTTACTGCGCTCGCTGCTACGATTGCTCCTGTTGTAGAGATTGCGTCAACAGTTGGAATAGATACATAGTTTGTGCCTGTAATAGTGACAGCCGTTGAGTCATTGGTAATAACAGTAGGACTAATACTACCAATTGTTGGTTTTGTTTCTGCTGGTAAGTTTGTTAAATTAGACGCATCAAAAGTTGGTGTACCGTACCGTGCATTAGGAATAGTGCCTGATGTTAATGTTGTAGCAGTAATACCTGGTGTTATTGTAACCGTGTCACCACCTTCACCAATCGTGATGGTAGAACCATCATATTTTTTAAGGGTATTTACTTTTATCTCTGACATATTAGTTAGCCGTTGTTGGCACTCCGTTCGTTGCTACAAATGGATTTTCTGCAAATGCCATGTAGAGATATTGGTATCCACTACCATTAAAATCATTATCATTAATTCTCATTTTAATACCATTAGATAAAAAATCCATAGCTCCAGTGGACTGTTCAGCATTATTTTCGTTTGCCCAAATTTTTTGTGAAGCTTGATTAATAGGATCTCTTGCAGTATCATACATACACCACGATGAAACATTTCCTGTGCCTTTGAGCATAAAAAAACGAGGTTTAAAACCTGTATAGATAAATGTTCCGTCTGCATTACCATTACCTGTGTAGCTACCAAATTTACTATAGCCTTGTATGGGTGCAAAACAATAAGCTATAAATGTGCCGCCGCTTATATTTGTCCTGTTTGAATAGCCAGTTGTGAAAACTGTGCTAGTTGGATTTGCACCCCATTCGTAAGCGTATGTTGCTGATGGCGCACCTGTTTCGTTTAACTCAAAAACATTGCTTGAGGTAAAATTACCTATAGTAGTGCTACCAACAGACCACCCATAAGTACCGTTTCTGCGTTTGCAAATGATTAGTTCAGGTGCCGAATTAAGGCCATGACCTATTGTTGATGTTTGCCCATTAGAACTGTTAACGCCAGTATAAGACACAATACTAAATCCAGCCGTTGTATTAGCTTGCACTGTAGAAGTAATTGAACCATCTGTATTACTAGCAGTAGTTCCACCATTTGCTTTCCATTGCCAGCCTACATATGTTTGACCACTTTCATTTGTTTTACCATCACTTCCTACTGTAAAACCATCAGAATCAAAACTAGTAAAAGCACTCGCTGAACTTTCGTCATTAGTATTATTACTACTTAATATATAACCTGCTCCATTAGTTGAATTTGTTAAAGCATGTGAAGAATTACTACTTCTTTCTTTAACCCAAACCCAATCTGGTTGTAGATTAGAATTACCATCATTAACTACATTATTTGTACCTCCACCATTACCAGAATAAAGTGCTGTCTGAAAATATACTGAAGGATCTGTTATTGTTGTATAAGCCATATCTTATCCGTATGTGTTTAAATTTTCTGTGCAAAGTGCATAGTACCCTGACGGTACTGCATATTCAAAATTACCATATCCTGCTCCATCACTATTACTAGAAGCTATAGTAAAAGGTGGATTGCCAAAATTTGCTAACCATCTAGGAGTTTCATTAGCTCCAGCGGCAGCAACATTAAAAACAACAACACCGTAAGAATCTGTATTTATAAAATCTGAACTAAAATTTTTTGCCGATGTAGGGTTAGCTTGATTCCAAGCACCACTTCCATTTCCCCATTGCCCATTGTTGCCAAAATAAACATTATTATTATCCATATCTAATGCTACCATCATAACATCATTTAATGATAAACCTGCGCCATATGAAGAAGTACTTGTTCCAGCACCTGTTTTTTCTTTATAATAAAGATCTCCATCACCTGTATAAATGTAGGCAAAACTTTCAATGTTTTGAGTGTTTTGTTTATTTGACCAATTTGTAATTCCTGCAAAACCACCGTTCACATCTTCAGTTATTTTAAATTCAGCGTACCATTTACCTTTAGTCAAACCAATATTTGAAATACATTGATTATCTAATCTTTGACCACTTTGTGCTCCATCTCCTGTAAAGTCAAAATCTAAATTACCTTGTGTTAAAACATTTCTAGTACCTTGAGGAAAGCCCATAGATGTTAAAGTAGCAAAAACATTACTTGGCGTGTCAACAACTTGAGCACCCGTGCCTGCGTTATTTACCGTCCATGTATTACTATTACCACTGGTATCTGTTCCTAATGCCGCAGCATTTTTAAATTCTAATCTAAATCCATTGGTGCCGTATGAACCTGAATACGTTTTTGGTTTCCATATACCTGTTGTAGAATCTGTTTCTCCAAAATCTGTATATGATTTTATTGTGCCATCTATGTAATAAAACTCTGTTAAATAACCATCAAGATGTTCAGTGCTATTATCATGTCGTCTACCAATATTCATTTGAACACCAGACTGAGACCATTCAAGATTTGCGTTTTGTACCCAATAAGTCAAGGCTTTTGTTTGTTGAACTCCATTAACATATAATTTCCAACCATCAGTTGAATTAGCTTGGGTAACATCAACACTAAAAAAAATATGATACCAAGCTGAGTTGTCTCTATATTCTCTATTGCTTTGAAAATAAAAACCACTGGCTGCACTACCATTCAAAGTATTATCAATAATTAGTAAATCATCTGCAAACCTTACTCTAGTCATGTTAAAAGGTGAAGTTGAAGATGATGCCTCTAGTATATAATGATTACCACTAGCCTTTAGATTTGCTCTTTTAACCCAAAAGCTAACAGTTGCTTTTGTTCTTGAACCTGTTGAGCTTGGAGTTCTGCTTAAATATGTGCCCATTATGCGTCAAACCTCATAGCGTTACTTATACCAACGTTAACGGCGATTGAAAAGGCTCTATCTGCTGTTTGAGCCTGTGCATCCGTTGCTCTAATAGTAAAGTTATATGTTGTATCTTGCGTTGCTCCAGACTCGGTTCCTGTAATAGCTCCTGTGCTCGTATTCAAACTACCACCTCCTGGCAACGATCCTGATTGCACGGCGTATGCTGTAGCATTGGTTGCATTAACAGTAAAACTAATAGTTCCTCCAGCATCCACGGTTCCTAAAGATCCTGCCGCTGTCTGCCATGCAGGAGCATCGGATACGGTAAGTATTGCTGATGAACTACGGACCGCATTACCATCTGGGTTTTCTACTCGTATAAAATACGTGCCATCAACAGGCAACGTAAAGTTTGCTACTAATGTTGTTGCACTTGTAAAAGAAACAGAGTCTGCTGATGTAATAGCCCCTGTAGAATTTATTGCATCTACATAAGGCGTGTTAACATAATTAGTCCCTGTAATTGTTACGGCTGTTTGTGTGTTTTCTATAACGGAAGGACTAATACCTGTAATGGTTGGTTTGGTTTCTCCTACAACCGTTGCCCAAGCTGTTGTTGTTACGCCAGCAGAGGAAGAAGAATATCCAATAAATTGATTTGCTGTTCCTGTTCCTGTTGGTAAAGTTATAGCAGCTCCTGATAAACTTAATGTTTTTGTCGCTGGATTAATAAGTTTGTTACCCATATAGCTGTGACTACTACACTGATAATATAAAACGTTAGGTGTGTAACCTCCAACTTTTATTTGTGTGTAAGCGCCTGCTTGACCAGGTGTACCGTTTGTTGTTACATTGGTACTAAATATTTGTGTCTTTCCTGCATCTAAATAAAACAATAAAGGATGTCCTGAATTAGAAGCATCGGATTGATCAAATTTATAATAGTATTCGTAAGAAGAAGATTCATTACCTTCAATAAAAAAACTTGGAGCCTCTGTTCCGTTTATAAAATAAGCATTAGAACTACCTGCGCCGTTGTATACATTAGCCGAAGTTTTTGCTGCAACAGTAACAGTAAACGTTACAGGGTTAGCAGATGTGCCTTGAGGCGTAACGTCTAAAGCATTATTAACAATAGAATCACCTGACTCTCCAAGTGTGATTGAAGTAGCTGAATGTTTCTTGATTGTGTTTACTTTAAGTGTTGATACCATGTTATTCTGCCTTCATTATTCCTGCATTAGAAGGTAAATTATTTGTAGAAACTATAGATTGATCAGCAACTGCATAATAAAAATAAGTTTCTCCATTAGCATTCATTGCACTACCACCGTCCATTACTCTAAATCCATTACCAAAAAACTCAGCTACGTGATCCACATTTTCTGCATCACTATCATTAGCGTCTAATCTTCCTGTAACTTGGTTATGTCCAGGACGTCTATAATCTTTTATAGCCCAGATACCTCCTCCATTAGCTTTTCTTTTAAGAAGAACATAAGCGGGCCTAAAACCAGTGTAAACAAAAGCTCCGCTAGAACTTGTCCCATTTCCTATATATTTTCCTGCTTGCTGATAACCTTTTATATTAGCAAAACAATAAGCTATCATAGTGCCGCCGTTTGTTTTAGAGTTTGTTCCTACATAAAAAGAACTAGATGTAGGAGAAGTGTCTTGATACCAAGAACCTGCTGTATTAAAATCATTCGTTAAATTTAAATACATCCCTCCAATATTACCAAAAATTGAATGATAAGTAGTCCAGTTTTCAGTTGCTGCATAATTTTTAAAAAGTATAAAATCTGGTGCTACACCTAAACCGTGTCCTACCGTGCCATTTGATCCTGTACCTGTCCATTTAACAATACTAAATCCCGCTGCTACGTTAGCTTGTACAGTTGAAGTTATAGATCCATCTGTGTTAGATGATGTAGTGCCACCATTGGCTTTCCATCCCCAATTAATATATGTTCCTCCACTAGCATTTATATCAGCATCAGTTCCAACTTGAAAACCATCTGAATTAAAAGCTTGTAAAAAGTTTGCTTCTACTGCTGCTGCATTAGAATTATTACTATGAATTCTTGATGTTACACCTCTAGTTGAATCAAAAAGAAGATGATTTGCAGTGTTATTTCTTCTTTTAAACCATAAGAAATCTGGTTGCATATTAGAATTACCAGTATAAGTAATATTTCTATCATCACTTCCATTACCATCATAAGTAAGTGCTTGAAAGTTTGCTGAAGCGTCAGCAATTGTTGCATAAGCCATTAGTTAAACTCCTGTAAATTTTTTGTGCATAAAGCATAATAATTATATGACCCATCATTAGGTGTATACTCAAAATTTCCTTGACCATTTGCATCAGCTTGACTTGAACTAATAGCTAATCTTGGATTACCAAAATTAGCTCCTTTAATTTGACATTGTTGATATTGTCCACCAGTTCCAACTCTACCTCCAAACATATATCCACTGTAATCTTTATATGTACTTAAACTTGTAAAAGCTGCTGTACCACTATTTTGTATTGTACCGTTTTTAGAAAACTTTAATGTTCCATTATCTAAATCTAAAAACATTCCTATAATATCATCAGTGGCATAAGAATTACCATAAGCCGAACCTGTAAGAGAACCTGTACCATCTCCTAAATATTTTTGTCCGTTTGCCCCATAAAGATAACTGTATCCTGTACCTTTGTCGGAGCTAACATTAGCTGCATTCATATCCATTTGGGTAGCTATGACCCCTAACAATGGACCATTACCTGCAGAAACTGCTGCTGAATTTACATGTGGAGTTATTTCACAATACCATTTTCCTTTTGTTAAACCTCCCAAACTAGAACACCAGTTATTACCTTGACCATCTTGATCTTGATTATCTAAAAATAAATTACCGTGAGCATAGTCAGGAGCATTATTAGTTTGACGTCTGGCGTATGGATTTAATATAGCAAAATTATTAGAAGGAGTGTCTGTTACTTGAGGAAGTGTTCCAGCACTTCCGATAGTATAATTATTAGTTTGTCCACTTGAATCTAATCCCATATTACCACTGTTCTCAAATTTAAGAAAAACACCATTTGTTCCATAAGTAACACTAGGATTAGTTTTTGGTTTCCATATTCCTGACGTAGAATCTTTTTCTCCAAAAGATGTTGGAGGATAAGCAGTGCCATCAATTAAATGAAAATGAGAAAAGTATCCTTTAAAATTAGAAGAAGCTCCATCTCCATCAGTATTTATATAATGTGTTTTACCACTTTCATTTACAGGGGTGTTTTGATTTTGTGTCATGGTATTATTAGTTCCCCATACTGTTATTTGTTCTCCATTAACCCAAGCTCTTACTCTATTATCAGCATTAGAATCTGTAGAATCAATAGCAGCAACAATATGATAAAAAGAAAATTGATCAGTAAATACAGCATCACTAACCCTGTAAACTGTAGCTCCACCTCCAATTCTTAACTTATTAGAACCATCAAATCTACAATAAAATTGACCTGAATCACTTCCTGCGGTGCCAACTCCAAATATTCCACCATTTCCATTACTAACTCCGTTTGCTCTTTTTAGCCAAACAGAAATAGTAAATATTTGTCTGTTACCTGTGCTTGATATTGATTTACTTATAGTTGTCATTATTGAAGCCTCATTGAGTTGTTTATACCAACTGAAATGGTAATTGAAAAGGCTCTATCTGCTGTTTGTGCTTGAGCGTCAGTAGCACGAATAGTAAAATTGTAAGTTGTTTCTGAAGTAGCTCCTGATTCTGTTCCTGTAATAGCTCCTGTGCTTGTATTTAAAGAAACACCTCCAGGTAAAGAACCAGATTGAACTGCATACGCTGTAGCACTCGTAGCTGAAACTGTGTAAGAGACAGTACTACCAGCAGCATTTGTACCAAGTGATCCTGCCGCTGTTTGCCAAGCTGGTGCGTCTGATACAGTTAGTAATGCTGAACCTGATCGTACGGCTAGTCCGTCATTATTTTCTACACGGAGAAAATACGTACCGTCTACAGGTAGTGTAAAAGTTGCTACAATAGTTGTTCCATTTGTAAAAGATACTGAGTCTGCTGACACAATAGCTCCTGTTGAAGAATTAATTGCATCGACAAAAGGAACAGAAATATAATTAGTTCCTGTAATAGTAACTGCTGTTTGTGTGTTTTCTATTGTTGAAGGATTAATAGAACCTATTGTTGGAAAAGTTAAAACTGATCCTACTGTTATTGAACCACCTAAAGCAACAGATGATCCGTTAATTGTAATTGATGAATTTGCTAATTTTGCATTAGCAATAGAACCTGCTAGTTCGTCGTTTGTAATTGATCCGTTAGGTAATGTTATTACCGTACCTGCTGGCAACGTTATGGTGTCACCGTTCTCTCCTATTTGAAGAGCAGTACCTGATCCTTGTGGTATAATTTTATTTACTTCAATCGTGCTCATAAAATAAATAAATTTCCTGTTACGGACAGTGTACCTGTAATAGATACGGGTCCAGCTAAAACGCCAGAGTCCATTGTTTGAACATCGCTAATTGTAGAATTATGTGTTGTCACATATGCTGTAGGATCCATGACAGGAGATGGTGCCTTCTTTGCTGGATATGTACAAAATACATCTTTTGCACCTGCAGAAAAATCTACTTTATTATCACTATTCGTACTCTCTAAAACTGTATCTCTTGATAGTGTATCGGGAGCAGCATCGGTTACAGTACCTATACCAATTTCATATTCCGTACTTCCTGATTGCATGGCAATACAGTAGTACGTCGTATTTGTTGTGCCAATACCAGCGACAAAAGTTTGAAAACCTGTGCTTGCTCCTGCAAGATTCACGGTCCCCGTACCTGTTGATGTCGTGGTTTCCTTAACACGATCATTGATAATCAATGCCATGTTAAACTCCTACGATAATCTCAGTATAGCTGTACTCGTGCCTGGTGCTGGAAATTCAATAGTAAACGTACCGTTGGTTGCTGTAAAATCAGAACCAAATGCTAAAATACAAACTGAATTCGTAGTGCCTGATCCACCATCAGTAGTGGTGTTATAAATCATAGCGCCGTTAGCTGTGAAACTAGCAGAAGTCCATTGAGGGTTAGTATTGAAGTCAACATATGCTGTTGAAGCTCCTGTGCCTCCTGTTACAGATTGGTTCTGTAAAGTTTCTCCACCTGCTGAATACGCTGATCCAGAAGCGTTTGTTATTTCGTTACTTGTTGAATAGTTAGCAGTGCCTGCTCCTAAACTTGCGCTTGATGTAAACAACGCAATTTTAAAAGTATGCCCACCATTTGCAAAATCGTGCTTTCCCTCTAATAATTCTTTTTTAAAGGTGTTGCACACTGCTTGTGTTATAGCCATTTTTATCTCCTATGGGTTTTGTGAAGGCAAAGGTAAACGAATAACACCATCTTGATATTCATCTCTTCTTCGTCTTCCTTGTTGTTCAATTGCAAGTCTTTGTACGGATTCATTATAACTTTTTTCGTACTGTGCAAGTAAATCATAAGGTCCTTTGAGGAACTTAAAAGCCTCAATAAGACAAGCATATAATAATACTTGTGGCGCATTTGTACTAACCCAACTTGTCGTGTTAGTTGCGGAAAGCCCTGTTTCATTACGATTCAAAGCTAATTCTATCTTATATGCTGTATCTGGCGTTGGAGCAAGGTATATTGTATTCTGATCCCACATCGCATAATATCTTGGTTTACTTTGAGTAGTTCTATTTGGCCAATATTCTGTCATGTAGCTAATATCTTTTTGTAATAAATACGTTCTAACGTTTGCATCTGTTCCAGTAGAAGGATAAATAGAAGCTGTACGAACAAATGCCATAGTGCTTGGAGTAGCTCCTGGCAAAGTAACAAACTCATTACCTTGAGTTAAGGTAGCAAATTGATAAGCTCTAAATACATCAAGATCAACTTCTCTAAATATACGTAGTTCTGCTTGATTAATAAAATCGTTTACGATTGCTGTAGTTAATACAGTGCTATCTGTTTCTGTGTAACTTCTTATTTGATCTACTACTTCTGTGTATGTACTCATGATATTACCACCGTTGCTGTGCCTAATTGGGTGTTCATTATAGTGTCTTGATTAGCTTGTGAACTTCCATTTAAGGGTTGCATTGTTCTAACTTGCACTGTTTCTAAAGCTCCAGGAGCAGGAATAGGATTAAATTGTTGTATAGTTTGCATAACAGTCTGAAAATTGTTTGCTCCAATTGCAGGAGAAACACCATTAGCTCCTCCATCTATCATAGCTTTTGAATCAATATCATCATTTATATAAATACCGCCAAGAGGTATAGTAACACTAATTACCTGTGGTTTAGCGTGTTGTAAAGATTGTGCATCGGTTGGATGATTAGTTGGATTTAATAAAGGAGACTTTACTTCGTATTCTGATTTATGAACCCATGCTCCTGTCCATTCTTGTACCATTTCATTATAAGGATATGCAAAACCATCACGATCTGAAATTCGTAAAGCAAATTTTCCTGAAGAATATCGTCCCATTAATAAGTTCCTCCTGTAATACCAATGAAAGGAACAAAATGAGAGCTTACATTTTCTCTATTTGTGTCCGCAGCTCTTTGAAACTCTTCCTCGTATACTTGTTTTAAAATACCAATTCTATCAGGTGCATATTTCATAGATATATAATAAGCTAACCCTGCTGTTAAGCACGGTAAAAAAGAAAAAGGTATTTCATTATTATTAGTGTAATCACCAGAATCTTTCATTCTAAGCATAGCATAATAAACTACGGTATAAGCCGCATCGGCTGCAGGATATAAATATAATTTAGGATTAATTGTTTTTTCAAAATAATATTGAGTTGGTCTACCACCAGAAGTCTTAACAGTATAATTTAAATATGTTGATCTACTAATAGGTGAACAAGAATACTCATTATTACTTGCGTCACGAATGACTAAATCTGTTATTTCTACAATTTGAGAAGCATCACTTGCTGCTGCACCATATAAAGCTGTACCACTTAACTCAATAGTGTTTGCAGCTAATGCTGCTGTTTGTTTTTGTATTGTCCAAAGATTAAGTCCTCTATTAGACCATTCAGCTAAAAGAAGATTTAATGAACGACGAGCGGTTTTAAGTTGGTACCCAGTACGATCTTGTAAACCGCATCGTTCAAAAGCTTCTTCAACTATTTCATCAATAGAGAAATCAAAATTGGCTGTGCTTGCATAAGTTGGCATTATCTATTGATCTTGCCTTTTTTACGAGCCTTACTTCCAAATTTACCATAAGATTCATTTGCACTTGCTTTTAATTGTTTTTTTGTTCTTTTCTTTTTAACACGCATTGCAATTGATTCATCTTTACGATCTTTATAACCTTGTTCTTTTTTACCAACACGACCACCTTTTTTCATTCCTGAAGGTCCACGATCCATTAGCATTGTAGGTGTACGTTTAGATTTTTCACCAGCACCATAGCCTCTAGAATACATCATTTCACCTGTTCTTCCACTGCCACTAGCACGTTTCTTAACTGTACCGCCATTCATCATTCCCATAGCCATTCTTTTATGTTGATTAATAGCGTCACCACCTTTAGCCATTTTTTTAACTGGTCCGCCACCTCTTTTTTTAACAACTTTACCGCCACGTTTCATGGCTGTTTTCTTTTTACCCATCATGATAGACCTCCATTGATCTTTTTGTATTTATTATCACGTGATACTACGACGTCTCGATAGTATTCGTCAGGCCATAGTTTATAATAACCTTGTTTGTGCAATTTATCAGAAGCTTGCTGTAATTGCGAGAACTTTTGTACTAGCATCATAGAATATTTATGCTCTGGATAAGAATCACTTGTATCTGGCTCATCAGTAGGAAATACTAAAAATTCTTGCTCATCTACAGTAGCTGGATTAGATGGGTGAAAACTCATAAAATATATGTCTTTTATATTATACCATTCATTGTAATCTTCTGTAGCTAGATGCAGTTCGTCAGGAGAATAGCTGTAATAAGGATCACAAAATATTAATATTTCTTTTTTAGTAAAATCTAAATTTTTAATACAATCATTTAATTCTTTCTTATAAGTACTGTGTTTAGTTTTGACAGCAATCCAAACTTTATCATCAGCCCATGCTTTTTTAGCAAAGGGACAAGCAGGAGCACCTCCTAAATGTACATTAGATACTTCTAAAAAATTCTTAGACCAAAGTCTAACGTCTTCTATTATCTGTTGCCTTGTCGGTTGTATTTTTTCCAATTCAATCTCTTATGTTTATTTTTTGGTTTTGAACGAGATGAATTACCGATGCTCGTTCTTTTTTTAATTGGTGTAAAGTATTCGTTGGTTGGAAGTTTTGCAGCCATTACTTCATTTGAGATAAAGGATTAGCAAGAGTAAGTTTAATTTGTTTATCAATACTCTCTTGTAACTCTTTCATCTTTTCTTCTAAATCAGATTTTAATTTTGACATATCTTCTTCAATTGTATCTACAGTAATTTTTAAATCTTTTGAATTATCTCTAGCATCTTCTTTCACTTGTTGTTCTACATCATTAACAATTTTCTCTACTCTTCTTACATCTTGCCGAAGGTCGTTTTTCAATTCGTTTGCCACATCACTCACTAAGCGAATTTCCGACATCATCATTTCCATCTCTTGCATTATCATTTCAACTTCTGTTTGTATAAGCTCTGTTTTACTTTTCATTTCTTCTTTAGTTAAAGCAATAGTCTTATCAAACTCTGAAAGGTCAGGAGCTACATAGTTTTGTATCTGTTCTTTCATATTGAGGTAATCTTTGTAGAATTCAAATCCGCCCCACAGTCCACCACCAAGTGTAGTCAATGCCGTAAGAACTACGAATATTTTTCCGCCCTTAAATTTTAAACCCGCAAATTCCATTTCTGCCATGGCTATTCCAAAATTTGTTGCCATTGTTGCATTATCATCTCATCCATTAATCCATCACTTCCTGCAAACAAAAAATATTGAGCTATGTTGTTAGTTGTTAACTCAGCATCAGGTATTACGTTATCTGTAAAAAATCCTTCTATGTCGTTAAGGCTTTGTTGACTATCAAAAAAAGATTTAGAGTTTCCTAACACTTGCATTACAATTAATGTTTTTAACTGATTTGCTGAGTCATATCTACCCTTATCACCCATCTTCTTTAATATTTTTTTAGCAGCAACTTCTTTTTTAGCTTCTTCTTTTTTTACCTCGTCTTGATCCTTATCCTTTGGTTCTTCCATATCTTCTTCGCTATCTTCATTTTCTTTAGCCTTTGATACGCTCTCTTGCGGCCCAGGCTCTTCTTCCGCATCAGCTTCAGGCTCTTTAGTATCTTCTTTAGTAGGTTCATCTTGTACCTCCTCTTGTTCTGGTTCAGAAACTTCTGGTTCTGGTTCAGGTTCTGGTTCATTTACTTCTGGTTCAGGTTGCGTTTCTACTTCTGGTTTCACTACCTCTGGTTCTGGCATTTCTATCTCCATCTCCATCTCCATTTCAATTTCTGTTTCTACACTTGCCATTTCTATTTCAGGCATTTCTATTTCCATTTCTGGTATTTCTATTTCCATAACAGGCATTTCCATCTCCATTTCAATTTCTACCATTTCATAGGAAACTTGATCGTCTGGTTCTTGTATAGGCTCTATTTCTATCTCTCCACCTGGTTGTTCAACAAAATCATTATGATCAATAATATTATCTACAATGTCTATAATTTCTGTTTCTGTACTACCTCCGTAAGCAACCCACATTTCTACACTTGTTATTGAATTTTGTACTATCGTATTGATAGTGTTATAGAGCACATTAATTGTGACGTCATCGAACAAGGGTCCTATAGCAAGATTTATATCTCTACCTCCAATTTCTATTGTTAAAGATGTTATAGTGCCTGCAAAATCAAACCCATTTTCATATTCTTGATAGCCACTAGCTACACCTGATTCTGACAATATGTCTGTACCACTAAATACATTTGTGTTTCCGTTTTTACCTGTAATGTGCATATAGATACGGTCTTGTGCATCTTGTTTATCTACTTTAATTGTGTAATTAGTTCTTCCTCCATTTTCTATATCAAGTGAAGATATATCAACTGTGTTGACAAACGTGGTTCCCATTCCCTCCACGCCCATTGTACTTGTACTATTTCCCGATCCTGTAATTTGTGCACACTTATCTGTTCCTAGACCATAACATCCACTACCTGATGGCATGTTTGCAGGCCCTTGGCCTCCAAAATCAAAATCCATATCGCCTTCTTTTGTAGAACTAACATAGCCATTATCACCATCCAATAAATCACCTGAATCTTCATTGGTTACAGTTGTTGTGGTTGTTGTCGTATCAGTTGTGGTTGTTACAGTATACCCATCTGCTTCATATTCTATTGTTTCTGTAACTACTTCATCTATTATTTCTTCAATAGTAGGAGTACATAGTCCAACTGTATCTGTTGAACAATCTACAGCTTTACTAGAAAAGGATAGGGAAACCGATATACAGAGCCATAGCGTAAAATAAAAACTTTTGGAATTCGCCATCACTTACATCCTCATTTACATTAATTTTTAAAACATCTTCATCATTAAACACTACACTGCCTTCTGGTATCATATTTGGATTTGATTTCCATTTCTCTAAAGCTTCACTTCCAATAGCACCCATATATGGAGGCGGAGTGCCTGCCATTACTAAACTGTCAAAAACGCGTGGGTCTGTCGCTAATAATGAAATTGAGGCAACTTTAAGGCCACTAGCATACAACTGGCGGGAAAGCTTCAAAAGCTGACACAGCTCATCGTCTACTACTATGCCCGTAGCTAAACCAAGTATATTAGTTTGAATTGCTCCTGACGTTGCTACCTTACAAATATCAGAATTGTTTACAACAACACTTGGAGCATTTGCAGTAGGTACCGATTTATCCGTCACTACCGTAGAACT